GGTTCGTCGTCTGGCGCGCCCTGTGCCCCGTTTTCGCGGATTACCACACCTTCCTCGGCATACTGAGGCGCGGGGCGGTAATCGGCGGAAAACTCGGGCAGGTCTTCCACGTCCTGCGTGAAGAAATCCGAAGCGCCAACTGCTACCAGTGTCGCGGCAATCAGGGCGCGCTTCTGTGCCATCTTGTCTATCGTGTTGATGACCTCGGCAATGTCAGGGTTATCGACCTGCCCTGCCTGCTGCCCTTCGATGCGGGTATCACCGTCATTGAACTTGGCCTTGCATCCGCCCTTTTTCTCAAAGCACAGCCAGCCGCCGCCATACTGTTCCTTGCCCTTGATGATCGCGTTCTTGCCGCAGTTGGGGCAGACGCGCTCGGCATTGCGATAGCGGTACTTCTTTTCCCATGAGGAGCACGAGCCGATACCCGTACCGACCGTAAAGCGCCCGTCGCGGCTCTTGAGGACACAGCGATAGCGGTACTGGAAGAACGGCACCTTGCCCGGCTCGGTCAAGCCGCTGAACAGGGTTTCCAGATTCGGCTCGTTCAGGGTTTCGAAGTCGGGGTACAGCATGAAGGCGGTGCTCAGTACTTCCGCGCCCGGCTTCAACAGCGTCGGCTTATCGCCAGCGCCGGGGATGACGCCGTAGTGCACGCCCGGCTTCATCACCTTGTCTTTAATCTCGACAATGGTCTGGTAGCGCTCCAGCATCATGTCGCTGCTCACAACGGGCATCAGCGCGCCCGCCTCGATGGGTACAATTGCGTTCTCAGTCATGTTGATTACCTCTCAGTTATGCCGTGCTTTGCGGTGTCGGTTGGCCTGCGTCAGTGCGTCCAGCAGTTCGTTCCACTCGTCTGTATCGAGCAGAAGCATGACGCCCTTCTCGTACAGGAAAACGCTGTAAATGTCGTGCTCTGCGTCGTACTCAATGCCGATGTTGTTGCTGTCGAAAAGATCGCCCATCTATCGTTCCTGCCTTCCGTAACGGTCGCTGTCTGAATCGGGCGGGGCAAAGCGATCTGCTTTGCGGTCGATGTATCCCATGTCCTCCCACGCGCTTGTGGGCTCGATGGGATCGGAGTCTTCCATCTGTCCATGCACATACTCGGCAGCCCATTCAGCGCCGCGTCCGATGTTGTGAATGCGGTACTTCAACTGAGCCATCGTGTAGCTTTTCGTGATGAGCTTGTAGAAGTCCTGATTGATGCGCCCGCCCACATAGGTCATAAGCCAGAGCGTGCCTACATCGGTGCGATACAACTTGCCGTCTGAGGCGGGGAGCTTCAGTTGGTAGAGATTCGCTACCAACTCAGGATCGGGCGTTTTGCCCTTGTCCTCCCAGTCTTTCGCCAACAGAGCGCGCTTGTGGTCTTTCCAGTATTGCCGGGGGTTTTTGATGTTGCGTTTGAATGCGTGGATTACATCGACCATCGAAACGTGCAGCACGCCGCCAACAAGCAGCGGGCGCACATGCCCATCCTGGACTAAATGCCAGAGGCAATCAGTCCCCTCGCCGCGAAATAATCCGCTATTTCCTTCCGGTTGCTGTACAATACTCATATCGATACAATTCCTCTGCTTGTTGTTGGATTGCGCCTCTGCCAGTGTTTGCCGCACTGACAGAGGCTTTTGCTTGCGTTATTCACCGAGGGCGGCGCGTCCGGCATCGCTAATCTGATACCACTTCACAAATGGCCCCGCGTGGTCGGGGTACGGCGTTGTCGTCTCAGTAATCCAGTGGCTTACCCGCGCCGCCTTCAATGTTGTGCCGTTTACCTTACGGGAGTCGTCGTACTCCTGTGTGGCGGGGTTCCACCAGCGGTAGGAGGTATTGCGGGCGCGGATCAGATACCCCGCCGCCAGTAATTCCAGCATTTCCCGCTGCGCCTTCGTGAGTTTCGTAGTCATTCCTATCTCCTTATCTGTTTATCCTGATGGCTGGCAAGGTTGATATGGACCCCCGCCCGCAGGTACTCGGCTGCCTTCTCAAGGGCAAATTCCAAACCGTCGATGTCGATTTCCAGCCGCGTGATGCAGTTCTGCTGAGAAGCGATCTCACGCTCCATGTCGGCAATCAGATCGCGCTGCTCCATGTTCTCTTTGATGCACGCCGCAAGCTGGCGGCGGGCCAACTGGTGCTGGTTTGCCAGTTCGCGGTAATCGGCTTTCAACTGGCGGATCAGTTCGTTCAGGGCGTGTTCGTGGTCGCTGGTCATCTTATGCCGCCTTTGCCGGGTCGTAACCAATCCAGACCTTATTCGCGGGCACGGTGCCGGATTCTTCGAAAGCGATACCGAACGAGCTAATCAGAATGTGGTCACTGTCGGGCGAGGTCAGGATAACGTTGGGCTTGCAGTGCATCTTCGTGAAGTGATCCAGCGCCTCCTGATACTCACGGGGGTGCTGAATGGTGTAATACCGACCCTCGCGCTTGCTCGGCTTCTGTGTGATCCTGATGGTGTGCTCGGTGCTCGGGGTGGGTGCTGCGGGAGTCTGCGGTTTACTGTTGGCGCTAAGGGCGGGGATATGCCCGTATCCACAATGTTTGCATTCTTTGGTGTAACTACCGACTACGTTCACGAGGGCGGTCTCGCAGTCGGGACATTTGTTATCAGTAATCTCGCGGGCGTAGCGCTGCTTGCAGTTGGGGCACTTACCCATAACGGGATCGATGTGCGCAACGCGCTTCATGTCATGAAAGCCGAGCCTGCATTGCGCCGCTTGTTGGGCTTTCGTGTGTTTCAATTCGATTTTGCCTTCCTGCTTGCTATTGCTCACCGCGACCGCTGTGGTCTGCTCGTAAATACGGATTGGAAGCGCTGCGGGGGCGGCCGGTGATGGGGTGGGCGTGAGTTCTTCGTAGATTGCGATGATGGCGGCCTTGATGGCGGCCTTCGTCTTCGCTGCCAGCTTGCCGGGCAGGTCGGAGCCGATCATGCTCACCATGAAGTAGCGGGCATTGAACGACTCGACTGCGAAGTCGTAGCCCTGAAATTCGATGATTTTGTAGACTAGTGCGAGGGAATCGGTGTATACTACGGGTTGACTGGACATGAGCTACCTCTCTTGTCTGGTAAGTGGAGGGGCTAGCGCTGCGAACGCTGGCCCTTCCGCGTGTCTGTTATCTACAAAACATCATACACCCGTTTCTTGTGCGTGTCAAGAAATTAGTATACCCAATTTGCAGAGTTTCAAGAAATTATTTTTGAGGTGGTCTGCCGCGTCGTGGAGCCCGGTAATTGTTTACCGACTCTTCTGAAATCCATAACATGCGGCGGTCGTCTCGGAAGCCCGTGAGCTGCTTACGTTTGATGGCATCGTATACATTCTGCCGATGCTTGAAACCGAGCCGCTCCATGACTTCCTCAACCGTGAGGAAATTCTGAGGCACGCCGTCGATTGTAAGCGACAGCGCTGTAGTTGCAAATCCCATCACAACCTCCGATTTTGCATTGCCGTAAACATTCCTATAATGGCTTCCCATGAAACGGATCGCCCTACCGTTTATCCTGCTCTCTGCGATTGCCTGCGGATCCAGTACTGCCCCGACCGCAACGCTGTTTGTACTGCCTACGATACCGCCCACATTCGCCCGCCCCATCACCCCCACCTTCGAAGTGCCGCCGACGTTTACGCCGGTTGTGACGCATACGGCAACCGCTGCTGAAGCGGTGATTACTCCTGTGCCAACATCTGATGATGCACAGCTTCAGTATGCCAATCGCCGCGATGACACCGCCTGGTATCTGCGTACTGTGAAAGCCGATATTGATACCACCTTCGGGCAGTACATCGAGGGCAAAGTCTCTCAGTATGATCCGACGTGGCAGGCCCTGCTGGAACTGTACTTTGGCGAGTTCGATGTGGGTGTAGAGGAAATCGCCGCGATGCGCCCGCCCGCCATCTTCGAAGAGTCACATGAGCTCACCCTGTCCGGCATACTGGCGTGCAGCCGGGGCTTCTACCAGTTATACGACGGGGCGCGGCTGCAAGATGACGCGATCTACCAGGACGGTGTTGCCGATATTGCCACCTGCAACCATAACTGGGACGCAGGCGATTACGCTTTCTGGGACGCGGTGCTGGCCCATTCGCTTGAATGGCCTGCGATGTCCAGTCCTACGGTAGCGCCGTGATGTCTCACACAGGAGTACACCCGATGGATGCCACCCCCGCGCCCCGCATACTGACCACTGACGAGCGCCGCGCCATTCTTTTGCAGACGATTGGCTACTTCACCGCACGCGGCTATCAGGTCACGTCACAGACGGACACGACCGCGCAACTGGTACGCTCCAAACGCTTCTCCTGCCTGATTGCCTCCGCGCTGTTTCTGTGCGGCTTCGGCGTGCTCTTTGTCCTGTACCTGCTCATCTTCCTCGCCGCCCGCGATTCGATGATGTTTCTCGCCGTGAACGAGATCGGCGAGGTGTCCTACAACGGCGTGGTACCGCGACGGCGCGCCCCGCCCTCCAGCGTCGGTATGCAGGTCACCGAGGCAAAGCAGGCGTTTCTACAATCGACGGCGGGCGCGCGATTGAATGAAGCATGGCAGCGCGGACCCATGGATCGCTTCGGGTTGGCGCTCGGCATGGCGGCGGTTGCTGCCGTGATGCTCATGCTGGTAGCGCTGCCTGTGATTGCGCTGGTGCGGTAGGTCTGATGTCCAGCTTCCTCGACTTACTCGGCACGTTGCTGATATGTGCTGGCGCTATCGTCGTCGGCTTCCTGCTAGCCCTGTTGATGGGGTCACTGTTTCCGCGCGGGCGGATACGGTAGCTTAAAACTCCCGGCGTGTGCCGGGTTGTTCGTCGTGCTATTCACTTGTCAATGTGCCAGCAGGCGGCAACTCTCACCCCGCCCGCGTCATCGCTATTTCAAAAAGTGCGGTGCTTTTGCAATAAGCCCTGTGAACCACCCCGCCGTGCGCGCGGGGCTCAAAATAACGTGTTCCAGTGATATGCATCGAACGTTGTGCAATGCCCGCCGCACGCATCGGGCTCAGGGTAAAAGGTGAGCGGCTGAGAGTAAGGTCTTGAGGCGTACTCACCGTCGCTCTACAGACGCACCAGCAGCGAGGGGACACACGCCACTGATGCACCTGTAGAGGGGCGGGGTTACTTACGCTTTTTCCCAGCACGCTTTGCTCGTTTTGCCTGTTCCTTCTGAATCATCTCTCTGATCTCCGGGTCATCATGCCCGCCGTCTTTTGCGAAGTCGGGCAGGCCAATAAAGACATAGGTACAGCGCCATGCGCCCGGCAGGTGATGGTTAATCCATTGCGGCACTGTTCTGCGCTCTCGCTTTCGCCGTGCCATCATGCCTCTTTCGCTTCCTGCGTAAACCGCACCAGCTCCGGGTTGTTCTGAATCGCCCACACAATGCCCCACGACAGCGCGACAATCGCATCCTCGTCATGCTCGGCAATGTTTGACCAGTCCAGAATGTCGTGTAGACCTTCGTGCCAGATCGCCGCCGCTTTGGTTTCGTCGTCCAGTGCCGCGTCTACACGGATAAGCCGGGCGGCATAATCCACGTCGGCGTTGCAGACCTTGCCGTCTCTGATGACGGGGCTGGACTCCTGTACCGCGTAGGTTTTGGTGAACTGCACACTATCGGGGAGTATCACGCCGCCATTGCCTCCACAACCGCCCGCCGCCGTTCGCGTTCCATCTGCGCCCGCTCGATGTCTGAGAGTTCCGAAGTCGGCACCAGTGCGAAGTCGAGGCGGCTAACGACGGTGTTCAGGTCCAGAACGAACAATCCGCGCGGATCGGCTTCCCAGTTGTAGCTGTCGCTCTCGGGCTCAGTAGTTGGCGGCTCCGGTGCGGGGGTGCTCAGGATCGCGTCCGTGAGCGCATCCAGGTGAAACGCCAGCGGGGAGGCGATGAAGCCGGGCAGGTGTACCGCTTCCCATACCCGCCATCCCGCAATAAAGCCTTCCAGCCGGGCGGCTGCGCATTCGTCCGTGTCGATTGGCGACACGCCTGAAATCGGCGCTGGTGCGGTCTGGCGCGATTTCTGAAAGCACGTCTCACACCCGGCGGTCCACTTGCCACTAACCGGGTGCTGCATAGATCGCAGCAGTTTGACCGATGCGCCGCAGATAAAACAGGTGCAGTCGGGCACTGGTGGATCGCGGTCGATGTTGCGAATAAGGATTGTCGTTGCCATGTTGATAGTCCTGTTGCTCCCTGCCCCGCCGAGACGCCACCCGGCGGGGTTATCCACGCCCACCATAAGGAGGAGTCATGCCGCAAGCGGCAGAGATAATTGCTCTAGTTTGTGTGGCATTCTAATGTGCGGGCGATACATCATCCCGGCGATCTCAGGGGTTTTGGCCCACTTACGTGAGTTGCAAGAACGGCACGCCGCAACAAGATTTTCAATAGAGTTTGCCCCGCCCCTTGACAGCGGTGTGACGTGATCGATAGTTAACTTGCCGGGCCGACCGCAATAGGCGCATTGATTGCCGTAAAAGCGAAGCACCCACTCGATGTCCTGAGCTGTAAGGGTGTTGTTTGCGATGCCGTACTTAGTAGCTTGTTTGCGCGCATCCCGCTCTTTCGTTTTGGCTGGCGACATGGCGGCATATCTCGCGCGCTGATAGGCGCGTGCACACTCCTTGCATCGATGATCGAGCCCACTGGCTTTGACCGGATGCTTGTGATATGCATCAAGCGACTTAGGCAACTTACAGGTGCTACAGACTTTCATCTCAACGCCCCTTCCGGCGATTAGCCTTGCAATTGCCATCTGCGATCTTCTTTGCCCGCTTGCGTGGATTGCCTGCGTAGGCGCTGCGCTTGATCATGCTGCCACCTCAACCGCCGCCGCGTTGTCATCGTCTCGGAAGCAACTTCCGCAGCCGTGACACACTCGTATCTTCCAGCCGCCCGGCAGTACGGTGAGCGTTGGTCGCACCAGCCACCCGCACTCATGATCGCGCGCATCGCCGGGGCGCAGCCGGAAGCGATAGCTACCTGTACGATAGGCTTCAAATGCCTGCTCAAACGACATGTCACCATTCATCTTGATTGCCTCGCTCCGCTGGTGTGCTGGTGGGGTCGGTGTTCTCGCTCAGGATTTCCTCGGCAAGCCCCAATGCGCTATCGGCAATCCGCCCGAAGTACCGCGCCGATGTTGTTTGAGCCACATCTGCCGTGTTGCTGATGTTTTCCAGCGCAACCCGGTAGTGGTGGCTGATGCGCTCCTGTACCCGCAACTGCCTCACCTGCGCCTCTAACACTGCCACCCGCGCTTGCAGCGTGTAAATTAGATTTTGCTGCTGGTGCGATACCAGGAAGCGGTCATCGGCGGGCTGTGCCGGGATGGTTGGGATGTCGCGGGGATCGTCAATCATTTCCATTTGCCTTGCTCTCCAGCGTTTCAATGCGCTTTCTAAGATCGCGCACTTCCGCTTCCAACTTCTCGACTCGCGCACTCATGGGTCTCTTGGTCGCCACGCGCTGGCTGTTGGAATTGAAGCGCTTTAGCTCGGCAAGAGTGAACACAGGCTTGATTTTCTTTGTCTTGTAAACGAGTTCTCTGAACTTGACCTCGCCCATGCGAAGCCAAGCCGCCGCCTCTTCGATAGTGAATACTTGTGCGTAAACTTCGCCGGGCTCTTCGCTCATTTTGTCTTAATCTCAATCACTTCACCCTCAACAAAATCAGCTTTTGGCGAGGGAAGCAGCTTTGAAAACATGCCCTGAGCCGCGTAGAGTTCGCTTAGGGTTTGCGCCTTCCCCTGAGCGTCCTTGATGAGCAGGAAGGGCATTAGCGGTACAAGCCCCGGCGCGAGCATACGCATAAACCACAGACCCTTAAACGCCTGAGTTGCCATATACAGCATCATGCGCTTACTGGCGTCCGAGTTCTTGAATTTGCGGTATGGAGTTGGTTTGTTTGGGTCTCGACAGGGCAGTGACGCCAGATCGATGCGCGCGCTGTCAACGAGCCCGTTATCGCGGCGAAGGATGAACTCAATTCGACAACCCTCACGCTCATTCTTGCCATCATTAAACTTGCCCCAGACAATGCTGGTGACGCCGCCATTCAGCCTTGTAATAGCGCTGGTTAGCTCGGTTTCCAGTTGCTTGATGGTTTTTGTAGTTGCCTGCCCTTCCCACCCATCAGAAGCGCGGGCATTCTCAAAAAACGGCACGTCGTATGCCGCCGACTGCTGTTCTGGTTGAAAGTCCATCTATGCCGCCCTCGCTTCCGGCCTCGCGGCCAACGTTGCCAGCCGCCGCACCTCACATACAGCGCAGCGCTTCACCATGCCCGTCACATACGGCACCGTCAGCGGCGCGCCGCACTCGTCACAGGTGCGGGGCGCTGCCAGCATGATCGTGCGGCTCTTGCCGCGTGGCTTGCTCTTGCTCATGCTGCCGCCTGTTGATTCATGCGCTCCACAGCACGCAGGTCTTCGCTGAGTTCAGGGAAAGCAACCCCGAGCCCGCGCTTCATGGCTGCTTTGAGCGCCGCCGCCAGTGCCGGGGCGTCGTCTGCTTCGGAAGCGCGAACGATGGCCTTTAGCTCTTTGACCACATAGCCGCGATAGGGTTCAACGTCGATGATCATGAGGCGTTACCCGTTCCGCCGCCGTTCGTCTCTAGTGACGAATTCGAGGCACGATAAGAATTCACAAGCTGACGCAGGTTGCCGCGCAATGCCATTTCATAGAGAAGCGTACTTCGGGTTGCGTCGCGCCCGGCAGCGCGATCCTGCTGCACCTGCCAGTCCAGAGCAAGGCTTTCTTCTGGTGTGACCTTCACGCCGACCAACTGTGTTCTGCCTTTACGCATCATCATCCCTCACGTCAAAAATCGTTACAAGTGACGATCAATAGAATATCATAAGAGTGGTTAACCTGTCAAGCGGTTGTGTGGTAATATTTTGGTTTGTCCGTTTGTGGCGCAATTACTCGTCACGAATGACGAAATCGCCCTTATACTACATTACAGACCTGGGTGAGGAATTGATGGATACAACTAAATTACTGGCTTCGTGGGCAAACTCGAAAGTAGGTAAAGGCAAAGAGTACAGCACAAATGAGGCATTGGCCGATCTTGCCGGAATATCTGAGGCGACAGTGCGCCGGATGCGGTCAGGCAAACCTGTAATGCTCGATACGCTGGACAAGATTGCCAGCGCTCACTATATGACAACAGACAGGTTTCTGGAGATGGTGCGCAAACTCTTTGAAGACCCGGCTCTTAACGACGCGCTGAATTACGAAATTGTATCAGAATTCAACGAGCTCCCCGATCCTGACAAAGAAGAAGTCCGGGCTATTATGAAGCTGAAGCTGAAAAACAAGGCCAGAAGCCGCTTGCGCAAAATCCCATAACCTCTTAAGATGGAACAAGTGTTCGCATACCCCCTTTATGCGGCGTGGTTTGATGTTCGTTTGACGTTTTGTCCGGGTTGTATAATCTAATGTCGTAACGGGAGTTAAACATCGGCTGGGCAAGGAGCAAGAATGGATTGGAGTGAATTGAATGAACTATCGTTTTTAGACCGTCTGGATTTGCTGCGTGAGATTCTGGTGCGCCGGATGCGGCAAGCACCCGACATCGAGAAGGCGCAGGTAATTGCGGCAATCGAAGACCTCATAGTCCGCTTTTCGGCGATTACGGTGCTTGCGAACGCTGCGTAGATAACAGGCAACTGCAACAGGAGACGCGTCACCGCACTGGCGCGTCTTTTGCGTTCTGCGCAACATTGCGTAGACTCGCGGCATGTCACCAGTCAAACGGCCTCGACAAACCCTCTCTGATACCATCCAGCGCTATCGGCTCATGTCAGGACTGAGCCAGCACCAGTTAGCCGATTTGAGCTTCCAGCTTGTCGAACAGGGCGTTATCGAGGGTGGCATTCACAGAACGCAGATCAGCCGTATCGAGGCGGGGCAAAAGCCGCAGCCTCCGACGTTGTTTGCGCTGTCGAAAGTCCTTGCCGCCGCGCTCCAGAATGCGGGCTACGACATGACGGGCGACGATGTGTACCACCATCTGTCTAACACCGACCGCCTGAAACTTACTACCCGGCATGTATCCCCGCGCGCCGCCGAACTGGACGCCATCCTTGCCCCGCTAAAAATGGAGAATGCCGAGCCGATATGGGATGCGCTGGTAGCCGCCGCGTCGGCCTATGTCGATGGCTTGCGGCGGCTCTCAAAGGCCCGCCGTGCCCGCCGTGCAGATGGTGACAAATAATCCCCTGCCCCGAAAGTGCCCTGTGTCCAGAACTGCGTAAGAGAGTATGCGCCGATGTGTGCTTAAATGTCACCAGCGGTAGCAGGTTCGCCTATCATGCAATCACGTTACTTACATTTGGACACACTTTTGAGTACAGAGATTGTGCTAAATTTTGGCGGTTTCGGGTATAATATAATGACCATATGTATCCAATAAAAACACCAGCCGCGACGCGCTAACGTCCGCTGGTCCTCTGCCCAGTGGAGGGGCAAAGCTATATGCAAGATTCTACATCAGAACAAACTGTCACGAAAGTATGTCGCAAGTGTGGCAATCCACGACCCCTAGACCAATACTCAAAGGACGGTAAGTCGCCCGACGGGTTGAATTATTGGTGCAAACCTTGCTGGCAGAAACACCGCAGCCAAAACAAAGAATACCGAAGACGGTACAACCAAGAATGGCGAAAGAACAACCCCGAGGGCACGAAACAGCAAGCGAAAAGGTACAGCATAAAACACGCATCAAAAGAATCGCTGAGGGTAGCCCAGTGGAAAGCACAAAACCCTGAACGTGTTCGACATCAGGCGCGAGTCCACCGAGCAACCCATCTGTGGAAGTATCGCGAACACTATCATCGGCGCAAGGCGGCATTAAAGCGGGCAATCGCACAGCTAACCAAGCAAGAATGGGAATGGCTCTTAGGGCAATCAGGCAATTGCTGTGTTTACTGCGGTAGGCACGAAAGCGAGTGCGGAAAGCTGCAACAAGAGCACGTCATTCCGGTTTCAAAGGGCGGTGCTTATACCGTGACCAATATTGTGCCTTCCTGTAGGTCGTGCAACTCACGCAAAAAAGACCGTACCCCCGACGAGGCTGGCATGGTTTTTGCTGTCCAGATCAGCCCACTTGAACACATGAAGCAGACATCGCTATTCGAGGACGATAAACAATGAACAGAGTTCTACTAATCGCACTATGGGTTGCTCTATTCGGCGCAATGGCTGGTAGTTTGCAGCATGTCGCATGGTCCTTTGCCACCCTCTCGAAGGGCAATCTGTTATCAGGCTATGTTCAGGCCGTCGCTGTCGATATTGGTATCGCGGCGCTGGCATTCGGTATTCAGCGCCGGAAAGCTCAGAAGCGCCCGACCGTCTGGTTGTGGTCAGGTGTTATTCTGTTCTGTCTGGTGTCAACATATGCCAATCTTGTGTACGGGCTTGAAAACATGTCGGAGCTATTGCGCGCCGGGGTGTTAGCTAATCTGCGACCGTTTATCATGTCAGCGGTGTTACCTCTTATGGTAATCTACCTGTCAGAGGTTGTGAGCGCTGACATTCAACACGCAGTCAAGGAGGCCGAAAAGGTGGCAAAGCGTGTTGAACGTCAAGCGTCAAGAAAAGCGTCAACTGACAACGTTTCTGACACTTCAAAAGAACAGGCAATGGCAGAACTGGCACGGCTCCTGACGGAATCGCCTGACATGAAAGTGTCACAACTGGCTAAGGCGATTGGCAAGAGTCGGGGCACGGTGTACAACTACGCTGACGAGTTAGGGCTGTCAATTCGCGGTGATTCCGTTAGCCAGAACGGGCATAAGGTCAAGGAGGGGTAGATGAAACTCTGGCTATTGCGGCCTACAGGCCCCAACTCAGAAGACGGGGAATGGAAATACCCTTATGACATGAAACACGGCTTTATAGTGCGCGCGGGTAGTGAGACGGAAGCCCGCCAGATTGCCGCCAGTAACGCGTGGGATGAGGGTCCTGACGCATGGCTCAGTACTGAACACTCTACCTGCACAGAACTGGTGCCAGAGGGCGAGCCCGGTCTGATCATGGAAGATAAGCACCCCGGTTAATATCTTCTCCATCCGAACATTAACGCCCCGGCAATCACCGGGGCGTCTTTGTTACACATCCCCGAAGATGAAGTTATCCAGCGCCCTCAGCAGGCGCGGGCCAATCCCGCCGGGCTCGTCAACAGGCGGCTTTACAACAACCGCCTTCGGCAGAGCGTTGCACAGCGCAATCACCGCACTGGCGATCTCTTTGCGATCCCGCGCGCCCGCCTCCGTGCCCAGCTTCTCATCAAGGGTTGTCAGCGTGACGCCCCGCGCCGCCAGATAGGTGCGCAGGCCGGTATATTCCACCGCGTCTACAGTGGCATCGGCGGGTTTGTCTATCCGGTCAGTATCGCCCGTGTCGATGATAGTCATAGCGTTTCTTCCCACAGAATTTCAAACCGCCCCTGCGGATCGTCTTCCAGCGCGTCCAACAGCGCCTCACTGACCCGATCTACTTCCCATACGCACACATTCGGCTCAGGGACAACATTTTCCTGCCCGGTATCACGCAGATTAGCCCACGCCAGAGTCGGGTCAATCGCCCGCGCCGCCAGCCAGATACCCACCGCAGCGGGGCGGTTCTGCCCGTCGGGGAGCGTTTCCCATACGCCGATGAACTGCGCTCGTTTATCTGCCATTACTGCTCCACCGTCAGGTCATCGAATGGGGTATCAGCCGAGGCCCACATGCCGACCTTCGTACTGGTCTGATGGACGCTGGACGAGTAGGTCAGCAGATTGCCGCCGTTGAGTGTCGCGCTGATCTCCGTGCCTGACACTGTGACCTCGATTTCATGATCCACCCCGGCGTTAATCGTCACCGACGCGCTGGCGCGGTTGTCGAAGCCCGGACCCACCTGAAAGATGTTGAACGTATGCGCCTGCGTGCCGATTGCCCAGTAGTTGCCCGCGTCCGTCAACCGCACCAGCAGCGCAATCACATTTGAATCAGCGATAGCCGCCGCGCTCGGGTTGAATGTTACCCGTGCTACAAAGTCGCTCACGCCGCTATCGACAGCGCACCGCGCCACACCATCGTCTAGCGTGGCTGCCTGCGCCCGATTGTTCTGTATGTCCCATGTGCCCTTCAGGTTGGCCCAGTTGAAACCGGGCGTGTTCGTCGGCGACGGGGCGCGGCCTGACAGCGCCGTACCGTTCGCCGCCGTGAACTCGTCCAGAATCAGGACGGTAGCGGCACCGGCGGCACCAGCACCTTTGAGTAGCAAAAGTCGGACGCGCGTTTTTGTCATCAGGCAGCTTTCTCTAAATCCCGCCCAACGTCTTCGATGAGCCCGAATGCGTACACTGCGTCCGGCTCTACACGCGGGTAGACGCCGAGCGGGAAGGGGATCGGCGGCGGCTCAGGCGCGAACGGCGCTTTTGGAGCCACCTGCATCAGGGGCGCGCCCCTCGGCGCGCTTGGTCAGCTTGTGGATTGCGTAGGCCAGGATGTAGATCACAGGCCACGTAATCAACGCCACCGCCAGCTCGTTGCCGAGGGTTTCGGCTTCCACCGCCGCGTCGATATAGCCGAAGTGACGCAGCGCCAGCAGGCCAGCTGCCACAACAAAGCTCACGACCTGATTAAGCTGGCCCGCGTTGCGCTCTTCCAGCGTCCCGTTCTTGCGCAGGGCTTCCACCGTGAAGCGCGCGATAATCGCGCCCGCGACAATCCAGACCAGTGCCTGTACTACGTGCTCAGATGAAAATTCCATGATGTTCTCCTATTGTGGCGTGAATACGCCATATGCTACGCCTGTGTAAATGATAGCCACCCACCCGTCTATCCCCCGGGCGCTATCCCGAATGTAACCCCACTTATCCCCGTTCGAATACTCCAGTACCTCAACCTGCCATACACTACCCCCGCCAATCCAACCCGTCTGGGCATGATGTATGCCCGGCCCTGCCCTCACGCGCTGTTGATAGTATGGGCTGTAACTGCCCGTCTCTGGCTCTCTTGGGATAGGCGTCAGTGATGATACGCCTACAATCTGCGTCGGCGTCGGCCACCCCGTACTCGTCACCGTTGCCAGCGGTGTGGCGCTTGGCCTCGCCGTCGCTGTCGGGCTCGGCGTGATAATGCTGCCCGCGCCCGGTGTTGCTGTGACTGCGATACACAGCACGACCGGCTGCGTCGGGCATGCTTGCATCGCTACCGCCTGCGGCTGGATATTACGCGGCGCGGACTCTTGCGAAGCGCATGCCGCGAGTGTCAGGAGTGCCAGCGCAACAACGATTGTGTGTCTCAGGGCACTAAACCCGCCTCGCGCCCCGCCGCGTAGAGACTCGCGCCAGCCCCGCCAGACAGAAGCCCCGCCAAAGCCAGCCTGTAAATGAAGCCATCCACTTTGGCGGTGATTGCTTTTAAACCTTCCGTAATCCCCTCGATGTCCGATTTCTCAACGCGAGTATCTTCCAGATTGCGGATGCGCCCTTTTGCTTCCAGCAAATCCGCCGCCAGTTGCAGGTAATTCGCTTCCAGCCTCGCCGATGCCTGCCCCTGCGCCGACAGCGTCTTCTGGATTTCCGCCAGAGAACTCAGGGTGAGGTCTAACTTTGCCTCAATCCGCCCCTCACGGCGTCCCTGTTCGCGTTCCTGTTCCAGGCGTTCCCGGATGTCAATTGGTTCTGAAGCCATAGTCCGTTCCTTAGTCCCCGGCGGTTTTTCCATGCCGACTTTTGTTTGCCCCTTGCGTGCTTTGCCCATCGTCTCGCCTTATCCATGCGGCGGTCTGTGCCGCGTGCTGTCGTTTGTTACGGGAACATAGGCCCGCTGTAGGTAGCATCGCCCGGCGTGCAGCTAAAGTGCACACACGTCATCGTCGGGCGGCGATTATCTCGCGTTGGCGTGGGTGGTGGCGCAGTTGGCGTATCGGTGGGAGCCCATGTCACCCAGTGCGTTACGTTGCCGGGGTCCGCAGTGTGATAGCTACAGCTCTCTTGCCCGCACCCGTATTCCACTGTGCCGTCGTCACTGTAATGCCATGTAAAGATTGCCGTTGCCGTATCTGTCGGCGTGGCACTGCGCTGGCGCTGCGCTTTGCCGGTAATCGCCAGAGTGCCAAGCAGCACAATAACCACAACAGCGAACATCCCTGCCGGAACAACGCGCCTCATGTATCGATTACTCCCAGACTGCTAAGGTCGTTAATTAGCGTTCCCAGTACGTCGGCGAGCTCGTCGGTCGTGGTTGAGTTCGCATTGTAGGTGCGATCTACCGCCTCATTCGTGACTGTGTACGTCGCCGGGTTAGTTGGTAATTCCAGATAATTGCGCTCGCTGATTTCTGCTATCTGCGCCTCCAGCGCCTTGACGCGCTCTTCAAGCTGCTTGATGAGCGTGTGATCAGTGCCCTCTACCGTCTTGTTCACCAGCATGTCGCCCGGTGCCATTAGCTCACCACCTCGTTTACCGTGAGGGTCATAAAGCCGTCTTCTTCTCGAAACTCTCTGCCGATAATTCGCACATCGGTATCCAGTCCCAGCTCGTTATCCGTAAACCCATTGCGTACCAGCGAAACAGTTACAGTGTCGCCAATGCCGCAGTACGACAGCCAATCGCTGTTGTTAATCACCCGCAGGGCAAAAGTACGGCGCGGCTCCTTATATTTCGCCAGTAAAATAGCGGCATACTCGCTGGCGGTATAGTCGCTCGGTATCGTCTCACGAATAACCGTTTGCCGTCGCCCGTACTTCGCAATACTGGCGCTGTCTTCCGCCTGTACCGTTGTGGTCGTGGTGCCATTGAACGCAATCAGGCGAATGTCATTAAATACATCACCCTGTTCTGTCAGGAGATAGCCACCGTCTTCTTTGAAGTGCGTTCCTTCTTCGAAGACATAGTTCTGTGTTGCGCCGCGCGCCTCATGCCATTGAGCGATAAAGTACAGTCGCCCGTTGCCTCTCAGGGCAGGCTCAATGCTCCAGTCCTGCCCGCTGAACTTCTGTATACGCTTCAGGATAGTGTAAAAATCATCCCTGTCAGTGCTTTCGGTCCAACTGGAACCTGCGTCATAGACGGAGCCCAAATCGACCTGCATGTCTGCGGTGTCGTTGCCATTGTCAACCAGGCTCACAAAGAGTCCTCCCGCCGTGTCGGTATAGCTGGCGGTTGTGGTATATCGATACTTCAACGCCAGTTCTTTTGTGTAGGCGGAAAAGACAATCGCATCCTTATTCCACCGGCGCGGTGTCCAGAGCTCGCCGCCCCATCGCCCCGCCTGATCGTGTTCAATCAGGATATGGTTGCCGAGGCGCAGAATATCCTCGACGGCATTGATGTCTGTCTTGGCGATGGTGATCTCCGCCTTGCCCATCGCGTTGAGTTCAGACGACCACCGCACTGTTGCGTCGATGTCTGCCAGCGGCTCGCCGATATTCGAGAAGATGCGGATCTCGGTGGCCATCTAGTTGTTCCTGTCCGGCCACGTTATCACGAGATCTACATCGGTTACGCCCGTCTCGGTGTAAGACAGCGTGTTTGCGCCATTTGCCAGCGCCAACCACGTATGCCTCACGGTTGATTTAGTCAACGCGCCCCGGATGTTCAGCCCTTCCTCGACGTGCTCCACCGTCTTGTTAGCGGTGTCGATTTCGATGGTATCTGCCAGGGGCAGCGTGTGAGTCACGGTGATGTACTCGCCCGTCGTGTTGTCCTTCAGTTGCGCGTTTAGCGGGTACACCTGCACCTCGCCGGGCGATGTTCCGAACCCCGGCGTAAGGCTGCTGTCCAGCGTGACAGTAAAGTTGTTAATCTCGTGTCGCGTATCGGCGGTGCTGGTTGTTCGCGCCAGCTTCATACGCAGATACTTATATGTACCAGACAAAGAAACGGATGTTTGGCTCCAGGCTGTGATGGTGTTGGCGACGGGCGCGGCCTCCGTCCACACATTGGTCCAGGACACGGTGTTGGTCGTGTCTGTAAGGGCGGCATCGTCATTCGTCTTTTCCATCGCCGCCGTGGTCCACCACGCACTGCCGGTAGCAAAGAACTTGCTACCGTCTGCGCTGGCAATCTCTGTCATACCAAACGGATGCGCCAACATCCACCATATGCCGTTTGACGACGCCGCGCCGTTGTTCCATGCTCCGGCAACACTAAATGTACGGTTGGTCAGCGTTGTTTGGGTGGATGGCGCGCTGGTAGACATCGATTCGTAGTAGAACGCCATATTGCTGACGGTATGACGTCGCCAGCGCCCCGCTCGCGCCTTACCGAGCCAGATAACCCCGCCGTCGTCTTGTTCCTCTGAGGGGTCCGACGAGCCTGTTTCCTGGAAATCGTCATAATCCCAGCTCGTATTCGTGCTGCTACTGAGATTGAAAATCGGCTTGTGCGTGTCGTCTACCGTATACGATGGCAGTTCGTGGATACCGTAACGCAACTCAAAGGTGTGCTCCAGCCACCAGATCGTGTCACCAATGGCGTGTGAAGCCATCGAACTGTCCAGTACGGCACGCTTGACGCCGGAAAAGCGCTTCGCCGTGACATTTTTGGCGCTGTAATAAAACACTTCCGAGCCAATCAGTAGATAACCCCGATTGGGTAGCGCCTCTATTGCCGTGCCATTAGGGGTTGTATTCTGTAACTGGATAGTGGAAATATCGCCGCTGTTAGCCTGTGTTTCGCCGAGTGTCATGCTTTGCCCGGCGCTGAAATCACAGGCTGTCCAGATTTCGGTATCCGCGCCGTTCATGTCGGCAAGCCAGTAATCCGACTGCTCGCCGTCGATCAACACCTGAATATCGCCGCCGTCCGCCTCCATCTTGGAGATATACATCACAGCGTTGTCGGCGTGCGTGGTTGCGCTCGTGCCATTAACACCGCGCGTGCAGCCTGTGAGGTTGCCGCTCGTGGTGCCCGTGCGTCCTGTAAAGCTGATTTGCTCACTATCGACATAGACCATCCCGGCGGTAGGCAGTGTACCAACTACGGTGTCATAAGGAATGGTCGTCAAAACGGCGCTGATACCGCCGCCCTGGTTGATTTGCATCGTGCGGGTGGTATCTGCTACCAGCGCGCCCGTATTGAGCCCGCCGTTCGTAATTTCGACAGGATAGTTTTCACCCGCGTTGGTAGAGCGGTTGTAGATCGGATAGAAGCGGCGATAGGCCCCGCCGCCTGTCGATTTCATCGCCTGCGGGCTGATGGTAATGGTGGGGTAGGCCTCCAGATTGCCGCCCGCCGTTACCGCCTGCGTTGCGCCGCTGCTGGTGACGGTCCACGACTGGCTGTTAGTTGTGACCGTTTTCCAGATAGGATCGGGAACAAACATTGTCACGACCGCCGTTACCTTGTCCTTTTTGGCAAAGCTAATCGGCGTGGCCTCGATATACCATTCTTTGTTGCTGTCAGCGGCGTCTCGAATCACAAAGCGTTTCAGGCTTTGCCCGAAGGTATCGAACTTCTTTGAGAGCGTGTCGCGCTGCGTACTGAACACGCCCTTCATAATCAACTCGAGTACCAGATTGCGCCCGGTGCGTCCTTTGTAGGTATAGACGGGACCAAAGAAGGTGCGCTCTACCGAGCCTGCCTTGCCGTCTGCCTGCGCGCCGAAACTGCCATCGGGAATGATGCACATGAAGTTTGTGTCATCATTGATGGTAGTATCACCGTCCCAACTGCGTGCTCTCGGGTCCATTAGTCAAACCCCGCTGCGGTGCGCGCCTGCTCATAGAGCCCGGTCAATGTTGAATTACTGTCGGCATTGAAGCTCATATTTCCATAGAACTGATACTGGTTGGTTGTGCCACCTGCGCTCCCCAGGGGGATGATCTGCGTGCCGCCCGCCCCGCCAACGGCAAGTTCTGGCCCGCTCTCACCGACAACCGCTAGCTGCCCTGGCGGGATGGTGCCGCCAGTGGCGTAGCCGGGCAGTTTCAGGGCACCGAACAGACCGTTCAACATCGTGGACGAACCGCTACCGAATAGTCCGCCCGTAAGGGCTGGCGAGCCATTAATAAAATTGATGAGGTCCGCAATGCCTGTCAAAATGGTGATAATCGCCGGGCCTGATTTTTCGATGATGGCGGCGAACGTTTTGAAACTGTCCGCCATGCCCTGTAACGCAACCACAAGCCCCTGATCGAGCGCCGTGCGAAGCGACGTCCCTAACTCAGTCAATGCCGCCTGAAATTCTGGCCGAGATACTACAACTGCGATTTTGGTAAGTGCTGCAAACACCTCCTCCGCCATGCCTTGCAAACCTGGCGGAATGAGGCCGCCGAGTCCGATTTGCACCGCTTCGAGGGGTGTGAATCCCTGTTCCAGGGCATAGAAAAACATCTCGAAGAAGTGTGTTGCTTTTGCTAACAGCTTGGTCGCAAACTCAAACGCGCCGCCAAGCGGGCCACTCATCACATCAATCAGTCCTGTGCCGATAATCTCCGCAAGCTCGGCAATGCTGTTTTTGGTGATAGCTATCTGGCCGGGCAGTGTTTGTCCGAACGCCTCAGCTGATCCGCCAACCTGCCGGGTCAACTCTTCGGTAAGAATTGCCGCTGCACCAGCATGGTCACCCATTGCGACCAGCGTTTCAATCGTTGCCTTCTGTTCTTCAGTGAATTGAATGCCCACGCGCGATAGCGATCCGAGCCCAGCTACCGGATCGTTTAACGCCTTACCAACCATCACCGCCGCCTGAGATAAATCCATCCCCCACGCTTGTGCAAGATCGGCAGTTAACGCCAGCGCCTGAGGAAAGATGTTTTCGTTGATATTGGTAAACGTAAGCAGCATGTTCCCAGCAGACTGCACCATATCGTCGCTGAACTGCGTAACGAGTGATAGCTCCGTTGACCACCTCGCAAGTTCGTTGGCAGACACGCCGGCGACGCCGCCCGTGGACGCGATAACGGCATTAGTCTGAGCAAGCGTCGCTTGAGCCTCCATTGCTTCTCTTATAGCAAACCCAAGTCCGACACCAAGCGCGGCAGTACCCGCCACCAGCCCCGCCATCCCCACGGCGGCGAGTTTGACAGCAACCGCGCCTAAGCCACCCAGCGCCGCCGTCAGTCCTTTGACGCCCGGTGTGGCCTTGTTCGTGTCTACGGTGATCTCTATCTCAAGTCTTTCGGTCATTAGAGTCCGTACTCGTTCAGCGCTTGGGTTACTTCGGTGTCGCCCTGCACTCGTTTTTTGGGCTGGCTGTGCATCGCGCTCTGATAAGCGACCCACCGCGCGCGCCATTTCATGCGCGTTACCGGGGTGTCTTGCTCATCGCGCAATACCCACGGCTGCATATGCCACTGTGGAGCGAGCATCAAGTCCGTCACCCAACCGGGGCCGGGTCCGTAGCCACCGGCGAGGGCGTCGAGTCGCTCCTGATCAGTTTTGGGACGTTGTACTCACTCAACGCCATGCTAAACCGCGCGATGGCGTCGGCAATCTGATCCCCCGGTACACGACCAATCGCCCGCCGCGCTTCCGCCTCACTCAGTGGTAGGCCGTTTTCGTTCACGACGAACGGCACAAGAATCTCCCGCGCGTCCTCCAGATCGGCAGTTTCGCCGCGCTGGAATGCTGCCAGCGCAATCTGCGCCGACCAGTTCAATTTCTGTACCTTATCTTCGGTAATGTGAAACTTTAACTTCATCACTGCCCCTTACGGTAGACTTGATAGCTCGTTTACAAACAGGAAGGTGGCAAACAGCGCCCCGGTGCTGTTGTAGCGGGCGCGGGTGTTAATTTCGAGCACGTCGTTTCCGTCCACCTCGCCGAGTTTCGCAACGCTCTCAACCTTTGCCGCCTGATCAACCCGGAACGTCTTATAGGTATAGGTTGTGCCGGGTGTGCCGAGCGCCGAGCCCTCCCACTGCGCCCGAAACAGGCGTGCGGTCGTAGCGCGGAAGTCGGTTTTAAGCTGCACACTGGTGCTGTCGTGCTCCAGTACCCACTTGGTGATCACTTCCGGGCGCACCGTCTTCACAAACGTAAAATACAGATTGCCGTCGGCGGTCCAGACGGGCATCACGCCTGTATTGATGGTCATTTCCATCGACAGCAGGGTTTGCGTCTTCTGTGTGGTGCCAATGGTGCCGCCTACCGCGTCGATATACAGCTTGCCCTTACTGAACAACACATCCTCAACCGTAGGGCGTGACAGCGAGCCGGTGTAAGTGGTATTCGTGACCTGCCGCCCGCCGATGGTGGCTGATACTTTCAGCGCCTCGCCTGCCTTGCCCGTCAACACAATCTGGCTGGCATAGCAGAACTCAACTTCCTCTGCCTGCTGATTGTCGCCGCCCTCAATCGTGTAGTGTTTCAGGGTGTTAGCAGACGTGGTAGGCATGGGGTAGGAATACAGATAACCCGTACCCGCGCCGTCCTGTGTTGCGGTGGCTGCCTTGACGCCCATCTCGAACAGGTGCGGACCCTGCTCAAAGGTAAGCTCAGTCTCTTCCAATTCCAGCGCCGCCTCATACTTCGGGATATAAGCGCGGTCCAGCCCGCCGAGATACCCTACATCCTCGTCGGCGAATATCACCTGCCGCTTGTCCTCGATTGTGCCCAGCCCGCCCCATACGGTAGTAGCGGCTACGGCGGTGCCCGCCGTGCTTTCGCGCCCGAACTGGAGCTTGCGTAGCGTTTTAACTCCTGGCATCAGTCACCGTCCTTCGCTTGCTTCTCAGATTTTCCGCGCGGCAGAACCACCGCAGGCTCGTATAGGCCCGATGCCACCAGCGCCGCCGCGTCCAGTTCGCGCTGCTGTATTTCTTCGTCTGTCAGGTCGCGCGCGGGCACGCCGTCCAGAAATTCACCGTTCTTTGCTGTGTATCTCAGTGCCATCACGTCACCGCCTTTTGAATCTTGACCTTGCCAAACGTCCAGCTAAACCCGATAGTAGGGTAGGGCTGGTTGTCTCTGTCTTCATCTGTGCCCCACCCCAGAAATCCGAAGCGCCCTGTGCCCTCGCCTTGCGCCGCCGCATTGTCGTTGAGGCAGTCATACACAGCGTTGGGCACGCTTTCGGCGTAGGGGTACGCCGTCTCGGTGTCCTCTGGCAAAAACGAGCGCTCAATGTGCAGCTCTACCACGATGTCATACAGAAACGTCAGATAGCCCGCCGGTCCCTGGTGGTGCGTGATGCTCGTTGGATACGTCACCACAAACGGGAAATCGTTGGGCGACTCCGGCGGTTTGGTGGGGCCAAACTTCACCCCACTGACTGCCGCGCACGCCGTTTGTATTGCGTCCAGGCATTCCTCTAATGATGCAAACGCCATCCCTACACCATCCTCTTAAACGGCGCGATCAATTCCTCAATCCGCTTGTCGCTCGGGCTCTGCGCCTGCCCGGTCTGTGCATTGCCGCCGCCCTTGCCGCCGACGCCGTGCGTAGCATTGAATAGCTGTACCGCTTTCAGGTACGTGGCCTCGCGAATGGCAGGCGGGAATGCTCGAATGCTGATTGCTATCCCCGTATCGTGCGCGGCGGCTGTTGTGCCGTTGATTCCGCGCGTAACCGTGAGGGTGTTGGAACTAATCGACTCAATCAGCATGTCTTCGCTTTCGATGCGTATGGTTTGCCCGACTTCATGCGCCGCACCGCTTACTACATCGACGCCCGTCTCGCTGCTGTCCAGTGCTTCCGCCAGCGTCGTGCTGCTGGTCGTTGTGTCGTTCGCATAGCCCCACACCCCGGCGATTTGCACGCCCTTACGGGAAAGCGGGAACACATAAAGCCCCTGCGGCGTGGTTTCAATCCACTGATACGGCGTGTAGTTGTATGGCATCAGGTCGTAGTCAGTAGCGCTCCAGGTATCTTCATAAGTGCGATCCCCGTCGCTGTCCGTCTTCAAGCTGGTGACGCTCAGCAGGTCGGTCACTCTACACCGCCCGCCGCTGTCTGCCGTGAACTCGCGGGTATCGACCAGCGGGTAGAACCAGCGGATCGTCATGGCGTCGATCTGCCGCGACGCTTCCTCTAAATGCTCTTTGAGATAAGCATCACGGGTTGCATCGGTGGAAGTCAGCCCACGCCGATTCTTGAATGCTGTCAGGGTGAAGTACCTGCTAACGACTGGCACCGCTTACCGCCTTATCTCGTCTCTGTAATGCTTCTCAAATATCCGCTTCACATCCGGCGCGGCCTCGTTGCTAATCTGCCGCTCATTCTTCCATCCGGTCTGCCCGTGAAACAGCGTTTGCCTCATGCCCTGTACCAGCGGGCCGTAGCCCACCGCATTCACCACTCTGGCAAGCTGTCCCATCAACTGCACGACCCACTGAGCGCCGAGTCTCTTGCTGCCCGGTGAACTACCCCGGCGGTACGGCACTTCAATTTCGCCCGCTCTCAGCTTTGCAAAGAACCCGCGCCGCTGCTTATCGCTGGTAAACGGCTGCTTGCGCCCGCTCGGCTGCGGCGGGTAGCTTGCCGCCCTGCCCTTCACCAGCGTTGCCGCTTCCGCCAGTGCCGCCCGGGGTGGGGCGGCGATACGATCCAGCTTGCGGTTGACCCGCTCTAAACCTCTAATGCGTGTGGTCATTGTGCCTACGATTGAGGGCGCGCACTATTACCCTCTCTGCAAAAGCGTCACAGCCAAGCCACACCCAAAAGCGAATCAGGTGGATTTCTGCATTAGTGAGCCGGATAACTCCTATGTGCGAGATTGCACCCCGAGTAACAAGCTCGTCCGTAACAACCCGCCTCACCAGACCCCAGTAGTCTTTTCTCATGCCGTCGCTACCTCCGTACTAATCCAGCATCTACAGCGCGGGTGTGCGGGCGGCGGTAGAGTCCATCCACTGCCCTGCCGGGTCTGATTGAGCGGCCCACAGATCGGGCATACCAGATCGTCGTTATTGGTCTGCCAGATTTGCGTGGTCGCCAATCCCATCTTCTGTAGTTCCTCGGCAAACATCATTTCACCCGCCGTCGCTGCCCGCGTGGTCTCAGTAATGGCAATCATCTCCGCACGTACCGGACCAAACAGCGGCGCGATACTCGCCTCTAAATCGCCTAACGTGCGCTGGTCGGTGAAGAACCCGACAATACTCTCTTGCAGACTGGCGCGGGTCTTATCCGTTATCCCGCGCACCAGATCGAAGCTGTACTGCCGTGCCCACGCCGCCGCGCGCTGATTGACAATCGCCACATCGATGCCCACCGTCTGCGCCCCGACTAAATCCAGCGCGTGGGCCATAAATGCGCCCTCTAGCAGGGGTTGCATAATGCCCTGTAAGCGTCCGGCTATATCTTCCCAGAACGCAGGGCTCAGATTGTTAAGGTCGGGCGGGTTGCCAAGCGTTTCCATGACAAGCCGCTGGATTTCCTGTTGTGTCCTGCCCAGTGCCCGCGCCAGCCTGCGCTCGAATTCCTCCCGGCGGGAGAAGTCGGCCATTACGGGTAGCTGTCCCACGACAGCGCGGATTGAAACACCCGCCGCGCGCCGTCAATGCCCGCCGCTACTTCCAGCGCGCCCTTGATGGCTTCCGCCAGCGTATGGGGGATGTCTTCGCTCTCGAATTCGCACAGCGCATCCTTGCCCGCCTTCACGCGCTTAATCGCCTTACGCTGCCAGCGCAGGAGATCCGCCTTCATGCCCTCGTCGGGCTCTTCGTCACTGGTGCGCTGTCCCGCCACTTCCTTATCCTCATTCGGCGGCTCAGGCTGCTTGCCGTCCGGCTGTGCCGCTGGCATTCCGGGGGGCAGGGCGGGTTGCATCGTGCCTGGCTCTGGCGGTCCATCGACAATCTTGTTATCGCGCTCGTCATTGAGCGGCGGTAACTGGTGATACTTCTCGCGCGCCTCGGCAACAGTCATCACCTTGAATGCCATTGCCTGCTCTTGCAGTTCCATCGCGCGGTCTGACAGCCGCACATCGTCAAATTCGGCAATCAGGTTATCGCCGTAGGCAGGCAGGATGTGCTTGGTAATCGTCTCGGCAAAGGCTACATGACGCGGCCACACGCCGAACTCCATAAACGTTGCTTTGCCCGCGACACTGTTAGCTTCGGTGGCATTGACCGCCAGCATCGAGGCTAGCCCGGGCGCAAAGGCCGCGAATATCTCTTCTTTGGTAAAGTTCCGGGCGTTCAAAAACTCCATATCGCGCTGGTTGATGCCAACCTGCGTGTAATTGATGCCCTTGTCGCCTGTGTTCCTGAGTAACAGCATGCGCTTGTTTTGTACGCCGCCGTGCTCTTGCTCAAAGTCGCGCTGAATGGCTGCCCAGTCACTATCGCCGATGGCTGAGGCAAAGCCCAACACGCCGTCCATCTTGGCGTTTTTCTTGCCGAAAAAGTTGTAGTTCCATTTCTGCATTGCCAGCTCACCGCCGGCGTCAATTGCCAGCGCCTCAATCACCGATAACCCGACAAAGCGGTTTAACGGATGGAAGCGGCGAAAGTGCACAACCTCCGTGGTATCAAGCTCGATCTCTTTTTCTCCGTTGCCGGGATCGTAGAGATAGCCCCGCAGATACATCTTGCCATCTGGTATGGGCTTGATCTGATGGCTCGGTATCAACCACATCTCTGAGGGCGGCGCGCTCTCACTTGCCCGGTTAAGCCACCAGTAAGCATTGCCCGTCAGATCGTAATAGCCACAAGTTGCCGTTAAGAACTCTGTGCGACTTTGCAGCGGATTCGGCTTATCCATCAGCAACTCAAAGGGGTGGTTCTCTACGGCTTCGGTCTTATCCCCTTTGCGCGCCTTCACCTGTAAGTCTGTGCCTGCTACTGTCTGACCGATTGTCGATTCGGCGATATGCACCCACACGAGCCGCTGATAGAGTTCCGCCTGATTGTGCGCCAGCGAATAGTCAGGAATGTCAGGATGGTATTGCCCTGAGCCGAGCCCGGCGCGCAGAAAATACGGCGCTTGCGCCCCTGATGCCTTCACATATCCAAATTTCGCCAGCAGTCCGTCAATCACGCCCACAGCGTGCCATCCTTACTGGAAGTAGTAAATAACCGCGCCGCCCGTTTTGGTATTGCCGCCCTGTGCAATCGTCAGTTTGACAACGCCGTCAATAACAGGATGGCAGTGGGTTGTAAGTACAGCGCCGTCGGTGTCCAGGTGCTCTAGCGTGCGCGGGTAGAACGTTTTATCGTCGTTGCTGTTGGACACAACCTTGATATTTCGCGCCAGCCCTGCGTCATTCGGCGCTTCGACGCTGAAAGTCCAGTCCACCCCGTCGTCGAAATTGCCATCAATAATCGTGATAGCATAAAGCCATCCAAACACAGAGTTTTCGGTAACGCCCGTGCCCGCGCCTCCTGCATTGGTCGTTACGCTAATCTTGGCCGACTTAAGCCCGTCTCTCATGGCTTACTCCCGATAGAGGGGCGGTTTTGCGCCGCCCCAGATGATTAGACCGTTGCGCTAAATGGCGTCGCTTCGGAGCCCGTTGCGCTGCCCGTCATTCGCACAAACCAGAGATCGGTGGCAATGTCGATGAGTTCAACAAAGTCACCCTTAATCCCGCCTGTGGTACTGCCGTTCATCGTGATGGTGTCGTCAGTGCCGCCCGCCTCAAACATCACGGCGGTGTCGGCGCTGTCCTGCGCAATCACGGCTGAGCCAACCATCGTGTCGTTGCCTACAACCTTGATGGTTGTGCTGTTGCTGGTGATGGTCGTGCCGATGAAAAAGCGCAGGTGGGTGCCGCTGCCCGTCGCAGCGGGCAGTGTTACGGCAATTCCTGCTGCCCGATTGAGCGTGATCACCTTGCCGTCATGCGTTGCTTCGGTCACGGTCAGGGTGGCGGCAGTGGCGTTTACAATCCGCGCCGACACATCTGCCGCGCGGTTGATTTCGTCAGCGGTAGCGGTCACGTCCTTCAGGTCGGTGGTTTCCGCTACGCCCTTCTTCAGTACATACAGATTTGCCATTGTGTTCTCCGTCTCCGGGGGAGGATATGGCTAACCCTCCCCCATCTGACTGTTGCTTACTTCGGTTAGACCGTCACGCCATACGAGATAGCGGAGGCTTCGCTATCGCGATTGAGCAGACCCACGCGGCTGGTGATGGTGATCTCCGTCGCGTCGGCGCGCGGGATACGCATCGTCTCAAAGCGCCACATGCGCTTCATGCCGAGACGCCACTGGTCAAAGCGCACCGCGAGGATAGAGCCTGTGGTGTTGTTGGAGGCGGTGTCCAGGTCCAGCTTGCCGCTGGTGTTCGCCTTCAGACCATAGGTGGTGTCCTGATTCGGGCGGTGCATATTCCACGTGGTGATCACACGCCGTCCGTAGATGGATGTGACCTGTCCGTCTTCCAGCGTGGGGCGCACAAAGCTGTCGCGGGTCTTCAATTCCGCCAGTTCATAGGCCTTCCACTGGGTCCAGGGATCAACGATGAACGCTACAGAGTTCTTGTCTGCCGAGTTCTTGCCCGCCAGCCCCATCAGCTTCAGGGTTTCGAGGAAGTCCTCAACCGTCATGGCACCTGCGCTGCGGCTGTTGGCGGTGTTCGTCACCAGTGCCAGCTTGCGGAAGCCATTGAGCACGAGGAAATACTCGTCCCCGGCGGGTGTACCGCCGATGTCATTGATATTCGTGGTAGCGGCTGTTTCTGTGTCGCCGTCAATGACCAGCGACTCCAGCACTTCCGCGCCTTCATTGGCGAGGTCGCGGGTCAGTTCATTCGCCCACGGGATAATGCTGTCTTCTTCCAGCTCGGAGGTATAGATCACTGCCGCGCCGATCTTGCCGACGGTCAGCGTCTCGTTGTCCGTGCCCAGCTTGCTCGACGGGATGGTGTTTGTCACTGCGCCGAGATTGTTGGTGGCCTGTGCGCTCGCCTGAGCAACCTTATAAAAGGTCGGGCTGGCGCTCTGGAGCGGAATCTTGATGCTTTCGACGCCCTGCGGCACAACAACGGTCGGGATTTCCGCGACCACGCCCGCCAGACTGCGAATCTTGTCCCACAGCGTGGCGCTGTTGGCGGTCACGACCCACTCATCACCGAAGTTGGCGAGAGTGGACTGGTTCAGTTCGTTGGCCTTCAGCGGCATTCCCGCCATCTTCATGCCGCGAACGGTGGCCTCGGTAACGCCGTCTTTAACCTCGTCGTCCACAGCGCGCACGGCCAGCGCCTTCAGCGTGTTTTCGTGGGGCTTGCCCGCCGCTGAGAGAATGCCCGCCATCACTGACAGCGCGCCCGTCTCTACGTCATCGAACTTCCACAGATTGGCAAACTTTGCCACCACAGGAGCCCCATTACCGCCGGGCAGACGACGCCCCGCCGCTGCCTGCTGCTCAATCTCGGCGGCCTTTGCCGCAACGCGCTCTTCAACCGCCGCTTCGATACGTGCTTCCTCCGCCTGCTGCGCCTCGGCTTGTGCCGCCTGCGCCTCGCGGCCCTCTTCGCTCTCGATTGCGTCCAGTGCCTTAATCTGCGCCTGTACGCGCTCGGCTTCGCTCATCAGCGATTCGAGCTGTGCCGCTTCCTCGGCACTGATGTCTGCCTTCACCGCCAGCGCCTTGATCTGAGCACGCAGCGATTTCAGCTTGTCTTTGAGATTCATTCGTCCTCCACAAGTATCGACATGGCCCGTATTCGTAGCTGCCATGCCTTCAAATTGGAGACCGCGCCGCTTTCAACCGTCGAGGCGGGCTGCTGTTCGCCTGTGCCGCCGTCCTGTGGCTCTATTGCCGTTTGGTCTAACAAATCCGGTATTGCAAGTCCTGCCTGCGTATAAACCGCCTTCATAGCGGGAATTGCTACTGCATAACTGTTGGCGGGTGCGGCATCGGCGCTGTCCCACACGCTGATCTCCACGACCGGCCATTCATCAATGTGCCCATCGGCGTTGCGCTTCGGCGGTAAGGGGCGCATCAGATGTGCCGCCGTCCCTGTGGACACTGCTGCCCGTTCTTCCTTTGCGGCCTTCCATGCGATATGCGCTTCAGGGATACGCGGGTCCAGTAGGCCACCGATATACCAGCCGTCGGCGCGCATTTCCCACTGCCCGACGCTCTTGCCGATGTAAATAGGCGAGCCCTGCGGCCTGCCGTCCGTCTCGAAGGAGTGGTAGTACACCAGCGGCGGGGCGGTGAATTTGTCGGGGTGGGTCTTCGTGCGCGCATCGAAGTATTCTCCGTGCGCGTCCTTGCCCTTCATGGGTCCGCCAAAGGGCACGGCGCGGATCTCCAGCTTCCATTCGCCGCCCGATTCAATTGCCTTAATCGCGTAATCCATTCGCTTTACACCCATGCGTATAAGTCTTGTGGTGATGGCCCCTGCGTTGCCCACCACGCCAGCGCCAGTGCGATTACACAGTCATCGTGCATCCCCTCTGGCGCGGCGTATTTCCATTTGCCGCTCGGCAGTCGTGTCGCCTCGAATGCTTCCAACTCACCGATTAACACCGGGTCATTCGGTATGGTGATCTCCCGCCGTTCGAATGCCAGCGCCAATGCCTGGATGATCTGCGCCTTGCTCTCGTTGGTCGTGACAAAGGCCGCAACGGGTAATCCCAACTGCTGTAACGCTTCGATATTCGGATCGCCGAAGCTGTTGTGCTCTGCCAGCAGCCACTTGACCTTATACCGCTCGATGGTTGCCAGTGTGCGATCTCGCTGCACCTGCCAGCCGATTTGATTGAAGCGCTCCAGCGGCGCAACGCACTTCGTCACCGTATCGATGGTGGCAATCACCGTAAAGTCGTTAGACTTGCCCCAGTCCTCGCCCGCTACATGGCGGTGATCCGGGTTGTAAACGTACTCGCCGACGCACTCCCGCACATTGCGGAAGACCTCGCCGCCGTCCTCCAGAAACTCCGCCAGATATTCCTGCCGGAAGATCGACTCCGGCAGTTCGCGCCGGGCGTCCTCAATCTCGGCGGGCTTCACATTCGGGCTGGCGCTGGTGGGGAACTGCCATGACTGCCAGCGTTCCTCCAGCGGGTCATTGCCCCGTTGATACACATGCCAGAACCAGTTACGGCCCTTCGGCGTGCCAATCAGCAGCGCCCATCCCTCGGTCGTGGAGAGAGTAGGACGCAGCGCCGCCGTCCATACTTCCTCTTTGATAAACGCGGCCTCGTCCACAATCAGGAAGTCGAGACCCACGCCGCGCAGACTATCGGGGTTGTCCCCGGATTTGATACTGATAGAGCCGCCTGTCATCACATCGATACGGCGCTCGGTTTCGTTCTTCTCAGTCGTAATCGGGCGCAGCGTGCGCTTCAGGATGCGCCACGCCTCGCTGCTCATCGGGTAGTTGGGCAGTACCCACCACCCCCGCTGCCCCTGTGCTACTGCTTCACTGGCGGCAATCAGCGCCGCCGTTGTCTTCCCCCACCGCCGTCCGCACACCAGTACCCGGAACCGCGACGGGCTGGTAAGCACCGCGCGTTGTAGCGTGTGCGGGTAAGGTAGTTCAATCGTCGGCGGTGTATTGATTGACATACTTGATCACGATGTCCTTGCCGTCTATCCCGCCGATTTCAGTCTTCTTCGGCGCGTCTATCCCTAAAATCTCGCAGCGACGGGTAATGCACCACTGCACGCCCGCCAGATAGCGCGGGTCGCCAAGTAAGTCTTCCTCGCGGGTGCTGGCCTCGGCGCGTTTGTTGCCAGCCATCTCGCTCATCTTCTTACTGGTCGTGGTCCGCTTGCCCTTGCTGTCTTCCCACGCCTGCCAGTATTCGCGCTCCAGCCGGTCGATGCGCGCCAATTCGCGGGCCTTGACCTCGCCCACATCCTCGGTCGCTTCACTGCGCCAGAGGGCTTGCAGTGCCGTCAGGTCGCGGCTAATCGTCGCCTGATCTACACCCAGCTCCGCCGCAATCTCTACCTGCGTTTTGCGGCTCAGGTACAGGGCGGCAACCTCGGCGCGGCGCTGCGCTATTTCGATGTCTTTGGGCGTCATTCCGCGCGCCATTATGCAGCCTCTTGAATATGCATTAGTCAGCCAGTCGCGGCGTTAAGCCCAAATCAACTAACCGCTGAATGGTGGTTGCCACATACAGCGGCTCCCATTCCATCGCGTAACACGTTGTACCTACCTGCTCTGCCGCCACAATCTGCGCCCCTGTGCCCGCGAACAAGTCCAGCCATATCCCCTGCGGGCAGAACATCTTGCCAATCTCTGCGAATAACGCGACGGGCTTCTCGGTCGGGTGTGTCCGGCGCTCTCCGTGCTGGCTGCCCTTGTGCAGACCGTTCCATAGGTGATGGAAGATACGCATCGGCTTGTCCATGTTCGTCCACGCCAGTTCGCCATCCGCAAAGTTATTGCGGGTGATGTCCTCGCGCTTGTCCCAACAAATCCAGCAGGACGACACAGGTAGCTTGTCAGTAAAGTAATTACCGCCCCACAGGATCACGATGGGCGCAAGGTCCATCAGAAACGCCGGGTCAAAAGGGCGGTCGTCACCTTCGATGACCGGGTAGAGATTGCTCTGAACAATGTGACCCGCGCCAACGGGAACCGTTGGCGCGGCGCTGCGGAACGCAGCGCCGCTTTTGCGCTTTGTGCCAGACGTTCCGCCGAAAGGCTTTGAGCCGCCGACGGCGGCTCGGCTTTGCCCGTCTACGGGATTAACGATGTTGATGCCATACGGCGGGTCAGTGTGCAGCATATCGGGCGTTGCGCCGTTCAGCAGCGCCGCCCGGTGTTCCTCTGAATAACTATCGCCACACATCAAACGGTGACGACCAATCACCCACACCTGTCCGCGTTCTACCCCGTACTGTTCACGGAGTGCTTTAGCGCGGTCAAGCTGCGCGCCCGGATCACCGGGCGGGTCGGTCGCATCCAGTACCGCGCCCATCTCCGCCGCCAGCCCTGCCACCAGGTCGCTCAGCCCTTCATCGCCCGCCTTGATGTCATTCAGCAGCGCGGCCAGCATCTCGTCGTCAGTGACCGCCATGTGCGCCAGCGTGTCCAGCGATGCCAGCACCAGCTTTTCCTCGTCTTCGGTCAAATCGACATAGACCACCGGAACGCTCAGCTCCCGGTTGCTGATTGCCATCGCCACACGCAGGTGACCATCAACCACATGCCCGGTCTGCTGGTTCACGATCACATCGGATACCCAACCTACTGTGTCGAGTACCTTTGCCAGCGCATCCTGCTGCGGCTTCGGGTGGATACGCCAATTGCGAGGGTTCGCCAGGAGCTGCTCCGGGTCTTCCTCGCCGTGTCCTATGATGCGATTTGCCCAGCCTGTACGAGTTTCAGCCAATTTCCAGATTCACCCTATCAAATGCTTGACATCTACACAATTGTGTAGTATGATGTTGTCATAGTAAGAAATACAGCACACGGAGACACGAAAATGAACCAGAACGCAAACACCCAGTACGTAGCCTACAACCGCAAGAGTGGAAAGCCCGTAGCTTACGGCGCAACCGCAGAAGCCGCCCGCACCAGCGCCGCCCGCAAGATCAGCGCCCTCGCGATGAAGGACATCAAGGTCAAGAGCGAAGCCATCTACGAAGCCCACTGGGGACTGCGGAACAGCCGCTAATGACCACACCAGACCCACTCACCGAAGTGATGACCGCGAAGGAAGCGGCAGAGACATTCAACATCTCCCGCTTCACCGTCATCGATGCGATCCGCCGCAAGGTCATCGACGCCCGGCAGTCCGGCGGCACATGGCTGATACGTAAAGCCGACGCTGAAGCCCGATGGAAGCGCCCCACAGACCCCGCCTAGTGCGGGGTTTTGATTTGTAATGTGCCTGCCCTTATTCCCACCCGCCCCGCGCGCTTGTTGTGGAGCACTCTCCGTATGTGCCGCGCCCGCTGTTCAGCGTTTCGTGTTGCGGCGTGCATGGTTGCGCGCTGTCGGGTGGACGGGGCGCTACTCACCGCAGCTACGGTTCTCGCGCCCCTGAATCAAAATACCCTCGCTTACAGGATAAACGAGGGCGGTGCAACTAATTCTGATTTAATTATGACAATGGTGTGGTATTAAGCGGCAGCTTTTTGTGCCTGTGGTACGGGCTGGCGAAACTGAATAATCCTGACAAGGCGATAGCCCTTGCGCTGCTTGCCCATGCCGACTTTTTCGACTTCCCCGGCAACGATCATCCTTGCCAGCATGTTATACATTCCCGGCACGCTGTACCCGGCAAGCTCGGCAAGTGTAGTACCAAACAGCGGGGCATCGGCCTGCCGCAGGATGTCCTTCACCAGCGCTGGTCCCTGTGCCGTGCTGAATTGTGTTCCACAGTGAGTACAGCGGACATAGGTACCGCCGCAGTCAGGGCATTTCATTATCGTTATTTCCTTTTGACCACGCCCCACTCAACGGCGTTCTCGTTATAAACCGTCTTGCTCCACCGTCGGCAGTCGGTACACTCAACAAAAGCGCCCACTGTTCCCATATCAGAGACGAGTTGACTTGCCTGTAATTCACCTTCACAGATAGGGCAGACAAGCGGGATGCTCTCTAAAAAGCGTGACGCGCCCATGCCTGGCTCCAGTCCAGTCCATTTCGTATCGCTCATTCGTCAGTCCTCGGTCTTCCGCTCCACAATCACCGCGGCATCGCGCGTGTCAACAATCTTCATGTACTCGTCGCCAATTTGCAGTGATACCCTGCGGCCCTCGGCAAGTGCCCCGCGCACGGCGGCTATCATGTTGGCGTCTGCCGGGAACGACCAGTAATCGCCCTCCGGTCGCAAGTAACTGGACCAACCGCCAAACTGCACATCATACTGTCCCGCGAGATCGTCGCTGCTGATGCTGTCGCCCGTTTTCTCGTTCGTGATGGTAAAGCTGAATAGTTTTTGTGGTTCGTCGTTCATTCGTTAATCCTCGTCTCTCGCCCGCCATGTGTACTCTGTAGTTGTTCCGGCAGTGCCCGCGCCTTCGTATCTAAACGCCGAAGCGAGTAAAAACCCCAATAGATCGCCGGGGTCGCATCCGCACTGATTCCGCCATGCCCACTGCTTGGTCTTGTCGCCCTGAACAATTAACTTGACTCGGCGCTTTGGTTTACCGCAGGTGGCGCACTTAGGCCGCGCCCCGCTCAACTCTGGGCTATCGTCCTGCGGTTGTTGTAGCATCGGCGCGTTATCGCTCATGGTTGATCCTCGGTCCTGTGATTGCGCCAGTTGGGGCACTCCCACGATTTACCCAACATCTCGCGCACGATCCATTGCCCACCGCCGACAGGCGACAGCGCCATCTCGGTTAGCACTTCCATCGCAGCACCACACACTTCACACAATGGCCCGGGAAGCATCGGACTGTCATCCTGCGGCACTGGCAGGGCGGGGGAGTTGTCAGTGGTCATTCACTCACCACCAATGTATCAAGTTCTGGGCACCAACCCAGTCGTCTACCCTTTCCAATGGGACTCAAAATCACTTCGTGCGGCGTCTCCTGCTTGCCGACAGCCATTTCCTCCCCGGATGTAAAGCGCACACCCTCAGGGCTGACTGCAGGCGGTAGATATACCCTTTCGACGCCGCGCCTTACACGGAGGATCGTGGTGTTTGCTGACAGTTTCCATCCTAGATCGAGCATCGCGATAGATTTTGCGTCAAAGTCGCTTAGTGTGTCACTCATTCCTCAGTCCTCAATAGTCCGCGCCCGCAGAATATTCGCCCGTGCGAACAATAGTATACGATGAAATCGTGTTTTCGACGCGGCGTTGTTTAATCATCGTCATGTTGAATAAGTAACGATATTGGGGCTTATCGCTACTTATTCCAATATCATGACGCTTAATCGCCTAGAGAAGACATTATTCTGAAACTGCCTCTTGACTTACATTTGTAAGTGTGCTAAAGTATTCACAAGATACCTTACATTTGTAAGACAGGGGAGTTAAAATGGACAAGTACGAGAGTTTTAAGTTTCGGCTTCGCGATGGACGGGGTTACATTGGCTATATCGTTGATACAACCAAGCCCACTACTGTCGATGACGGGGTGTTCACGCCACTCCGCCCGGATCCACTTTACGACACGGGATATTTTCATGCTCAGGTAGTTTATACAACTTCGCCTCTCCTCACGGAGAGCGAACTCGACCGCGAACTCGCACGCGAAATCGAGCGCCTTCGGTATCGCGACACAGTGCCCTTCGAGAAAGAGATGATCGACATGGTAGTGCGCGGCAACCTGCGCGATGCGGGAATGCTGACCGAAGATGAGGAATTTGCAGCCGCCGAGGCACGCATCGAGTCTGAGCGTCAAGCGGAGATTGCCCGCATTGCAGCAGAGACTAACACGATCCCCGTTAGTGATACAGATACCGCAACCCTGCTGCGCTTGGGCTGCACCATCGAGACTTACACCGATGATGGCGGATACGGAGCAGGACACGACGAAGCGCCGCACTACAGCACTGAACAAATCTGGCAGTATCGAGGTGATGACATTTACCGCCGCGCCGATCTGCGAACCGCCTTTGTGCCAATGCCCGATCCTCTGAACGAAACAATAACCAAGCAGGAGATCGCCTCTGCTTATGGCATCCATCGCCAGACTGTCCAGGACGCGATTGATTCGGGAGCAATACCAGCGCGTCAGTCCGGCAAGACATGGTTGATCCGCCGTGCCGATGCTGAAAAGCGCTGGGGTAGAACTCAGAACTGACAATTACTTCACTCCATCAGCCCGGTGATGAGCCGGGCTTTTGTATTGTTGCGCGGTCTCGCCTTTATACGACTCTATTTCCGTAGGTAACTACAACGTTCCTCGCCCAACAAGTCTTCAAGTTCCCAAGTGTGCTCGATCATTTCGTCCAACTCCTGGCTAGATATACCAGGGTCCTTTTGGAAATAATCGAGCACGTTCCGCAAACCGCGCAACCATACTCGCGCTGTGTCCCAATCAGTGATGATTACATCGTCGGGTGGTATGCTGTTCATCTCACTCACCTGCCTTGCTGCCGGGCGCAGCCCAGGCCTAGCTCGTTAATTTGGTACTTGTTGACTGCCACGCCACGATCCACGAGATCAACACATTCCTGTTCCCTAAGATTGCGCAGAGTCGTGCCCTTGATCTTCCTGATATGCTGACCGTCTCGATTCATCAGATAGGCACCCTCGAAGGTGTCCCAAATCTCGAAGCCGTCAGCCATCTCCCAAAGTAATTCGCGCTGTGTTCTGCTTAATCCTGCCATCTCACCCGGTCCTTATCGCATTGGTCGGTCGAGTATCGCGCTCAAAACGCCCGACTGCTTCGCTAATATCGGAGACCTGCTCCGATATCCACTTGCTCATGCACTCGCGAGAACAAAAAGTCCTCTCCAGTTTGGCGCGGATCACAAGCTCGTTGAACTGCACCGCAACCGCGTTTTGATTGCTGGAGATTGCCACCCAGCCACGCGGCAAGTCGTTAACAGAATCGACCGAGACCGACGCGCCACATTGATCGCAATTGGCTGTGATTACTGTTCTGTGTACCATCGCACTCACCTGCCTTCCTCGTAATACTCATCATGCCAGTATTCAGGCTCCCAGGGTCCGATGGTCCAGTAGTTGCGAAGGCATTCCCAGAACGAATAGCCAGCATCGGGAACAATGCCTTCGTTGCATTCCCAGTCCATTAACTCGCCTTCCCACTGTATCGCCCGATCTCCTGCTGCGTTAGACTTGCTACGAGAGTAAATCTCGCAGGCCAGCCAGTGCCCCACCGTGAGATAGGTCCACACGGCAATCACCTTGAGGCGATACCACTTCGAGTCTTCGTTGCGCGGGATTAGTTTGAACATCACTCACCCCAGCCGTTGTAATTGTCATAGCCCATCGCGTAATAGTGCGATTCGCCTGCACCCTCTAACGCCCGCGCTTTCAGAACATCGTCGTCAATATCATCTGGCTCAAGAATAAACTTGCTTTCCAGGCGGCTCATAAATCGTCGCCACCAACGAGGCCAGCGGGGTGCATCGCCGTGCCACGTGAGCAAGTAGCAAATGTCGTACAGTTTCTCAAACGCTTTGCGTTTCATGGTTCGCTCCTAAAATGATCGTCTAAGATGTGGAAGTTGACTCATCCCCGCCCATCCACTCACGCAGCGCCCGCTCGGCATGCCGCCGCTTACCCACATCAAGCTGCACCCCGCCCAGTACCACCTGTAACCAGTACGCGACGTTATCGCCGAGCCGCTGGCGGTCATCGGGGGCGGCGGGGGTGGCTGTGCCGTCAAGCCAGGCGCGTATCTCGTCTTTGAAGCCGGGCGCAGCGTTCAACAGAGGCAAGGATCGGCGTACCAACTGCCTCGCCTCACTCAGCATCTTCAGGGCAACCGCCGCGTTTGCTTCCGCTTCCTGCAACTGTGCCTGTAACTCCGTGCGCTCCAACTGAAACGCGCGGGCGGTCTCTTGCAGCGCCTCTATCGCTTCTGCGTCCCGTCGGTGCTGATTGCCCAGCGCGCCGATTGCCGCCATGTGGGTTGCCATCGGTACATAGCCAATGTCGTCTGTTGGTAGATAAGCCACAGCCATCGTTATCTCCTGTTATGCTGCCAGTGCGGGCACGCTCACAGTAAGTTCACTGGTTTTCGCCTGATAGCGCTTGCCCGCCCAGTATGCCACCAGATAGGACCCGATACGGTGATAGGCGATCTGGTAGAAATTCAGCGCCCGCCCATTCGGGTCAAAGTCACACAGTCCGATCCCCTGCTGCCAGTTCTGGCGATAAGGACTGTACGGCGGCTGCAATTCCGCATGGCAGCCCACCGTGTAGTTGAATACATCGAAGTCCGCACCCCGCAGGATGAAGCTGCCAAAAGCGTGCACATGTCCGGCGCAGGTAGAACGTTGATAGCCATAGTCAAAGGCGTGGTTCATCGCCGTTGTGGCCCGCTGCTTGGTGGCATAATGCCCGTGCAGCGTGACAAACCCCGGCGATAGATGCACGTCCACTATTCCCTCGCCGAGCCATACCACGCCGTGATTCGTGAACTCCCGCATCATGTGAAACAGCGTAAAGTCGGCAAACATCGGGGCGTTTTGCCGCAGGTAGCGGTACATGCGCTCGTCATGGTTGCCCGGTTCGATGAAGGCCAGCGCCTTTGGCACAGCATCCCGCAGCACCGCCTCCAGACTACCGTGTGCGTTCAGGATGTTCTGAGGGTCAGAGTCCCAGACCCGTTTGAAAATCTGGTCGTTGTTTTCCCACTTGCCCAGCGGCTTAAACTCGAAGCCGTCAGACCAGGCAGTACGCAGATCCGGCTGGTAGTCCTCCAGGATGCGCGCCGTCAGCTCCACCGCCGCGTTATCCTGATAGGGCAGGTGGAAGTCCGTCACCTTTGCGAATCGACCCCACCGGTTGAGACTGCGCAGTTCTGCCAGCCGCGCCGCCAGCGCCGCCTGCCCCGCCTCGCCTAACTGTTGTAAGGCCAGGGCGCTCGGCGGTGTGTCCACGGTGGGGCGCGTAACCTCCTGTAAGGCGGAAATCCGGCGATTGCGGCGGTAGTCAGTAATGTCCTGACCGATAGCCGCCCGCAGCCAGTGAACCGCCTGCGCTTTGGTAATGTTAGCTGCCTGAGCGATTGTCTCGGTGCTCGGCATGCCCGCCGCTTCCCACTGTTTCAGAAGCTCGGCGGGCGTCATACGCCCCGGCATTTTCATGATAAAAGTTCCTCGTTACCGCCGCCGCCCGCGCGAGTAGCCTGTTACGGCAAGCCTATGCCGCCACAGCCACAGCCCGCCGAGCCCGATATACGCCAGCCACAAGCGCGGCTCGGCAATCACCGATACGATGAAGATTAGTGCGGTGAGCACCGCGCCCGCCGCCAGGGGCAGCAGCATCGCCACGCCGCCCATGCAGCCCATACCGCCGCGAACGATGGGCGATAGACGCTTAATCTCGCCCGTCTGCACATTCCATGAGTACGACTCCAATGTGCTGTAGTTGCTATGTGTTCCTTCGGTGTAATCGCTATCCATCATGCCTCCCGGCGCTCTTTGCGCACAATCTCTAACCAGTCCGGCAGCCCATACCCGCCTGCTACCGGCACCCGCGCCCCTTCCCAGCTTGCCAGCGCGTCGAGGTGAACGTGATACGGCTTATCATCCCGCCATTCGTAAGCGGGCCACAGCAGATAGAAGTCGTCCAGCCGGACGCTCACCAGCAGGAAGGCCACGCCGCCCGCTTCGTGCACTTCCCATAGATCGCGTAACTGATGCGCCCGGCGGCGGTCATGGCGGTATTCCGGGACCATGACGTGTTTCGCATCGAAAGCGACGTGACGACCGCCCCTGAGCACCCCTTCAAAATCCGGCCTGCTCTGCTCCATGATGACCCGCCCGCCGCGCACCGATGCTTTTGTGCCGTTGAACCACACGACCGCCTGATTGTTGGCTCTGTATGCGTTGTGTTTCCATTCCAGCAGTTCTTCCAGCGCCGCGCCTTTTTGTTGTGGTAATGCCATTATGCCGCCAGTCCTAAACTCATCTGTCCCGGGTTGCGCTTGACGACGATCCGGCGCGTGGTCCGCACTCCAAACAACGCCACCGCCTGCATGAGCGTGAGCGGACCCGGCGCGGTCGTCAGAACGCGGTGATCAATCACCTGAAGCACGCCAGCGGCGCGGGGTGAATACTTGATGTCTACCAGCCATTTACCCATGACGTTATCCCGGCTCAGGGGTTCGTGCGGAATGACCGACCATCTACCAATATAGTACGTCCGGTTTGTACTCAGCGGTGGCTTTTGCTGTTGCATCATCGTACAATCTCCATGTCAGTTGCAGCCCCCCGGCGGCGCGTACTGGAATGCCGCCGCCGGGCGTTGTTCAGGCGGCGAACATGCTCACCGCGAACGGCTTGCTCAGGCGCTCGGTTGCGATCCGATGCTGGTACTCATCCCGGTCACACAGGATATAGCGCCGCCCCAATGCCCGCGCCGCAGCGCCTGTTGTACCGCTTCCGCAGAAGCAATCCAGCACCGTATCGCCGGGGTCGCTGCTCAGTTCGATGATTCGGCGCATCAGTCGCTCAGGCTTCTGTGTCGGGTTGTCTTCGTTCCCTTCGTGGTTGATGACATCCAGCTTGGTTAAGCGCCACATGTTTCCTTGCCGCTTATCCCATCGCAGCCTGTGCTCGCCCTTCACGCAAAACAGGACATATTCAGTTTGCGATCCGAAGTAGCGAAGATCGCCAGAGCCCCAATTTAGCTTGTCCCAAACGACGCACTGCACCACATCAAAGCCCGCTTTCTCTAGCGCGATTTTCCATTGGTGAATAACGTCCCATCGTGTGAATAGGTAGAGCGCAGCGCCATGCTTCAGAACACGGAAGGCATCAGGAATCCAGTCATCTTGAAACACATCCTTGCCGAATGTTTCAGCGGCGCGGCGGGCTTGCTTGCGGCTGTTGGTCGTCTTCCATGAAGCCTTATACCCGATACCATACGGCGGGTCGGTGGCGATAAGGCCTATTGAGGCATCGGGTAACCGCCGCAGCAGTGTCAGGGCGCTGCAGTGATGTACAGTGTCCATCGCTGGCACTTCGACGCGCTTCCCCTTCCCCGTCGGCCTGTATGCCGCCAACCCTCGCGGCGTGTGTTTCACGTAGGTCATGCCGCCGCCTTCACGTCTGCCAGTGTGAACACGACCTCGATGTCACGGCCCGCCAGTACCTCGAAATTGTCGGCAAACTTCCGGCGATGGAAGCTGCACAGCTTCTCGTAGTCCTGAGCGTTGCTTACCTCGAAGATATACATGTCGCCCTGGCGCTCGATGAATCGCGCCGAATTGACGGGCGCAAACGCCCCGGCGGGCATCTGCCCTTTGAGGGCACGGTACACGGATTCCCACAACTCGCGGTCGGCTTTCGCCTGGATTTCTTCGGGTGTCATAATCTTCTCCGGGAACGGGATAGGCGGGGTGTAGTCCGCTTCGGGTGTGTCGTATTGTTTCACTGGCGGCACTGCGGGCTGCTCCCTGACCCATCCGATGTACTTTTCGATACTGTCCAGACTCGGCGGCTGGCGATCTCTCTTGCCGCCCGGAAACTCTCTCTCAAACCACAGCTTGCTAAAACGCGGCACATCCTCCGGGTTGTAGTCTGCTTTCAACAGTGAGGCCGCCACCTGATAAGAGCGCTTGCGATTCCGGTGAATGGCGAAATCCAGATGAGCGCCTTTGCATAAGGCCTCGCCCATCAACCGCACGCGCTCCTGCCATTTGAGGGGCTCCGCTGCGACAGCGCGGGAAATTCCGTTAGGAATTTCAGTAGTTGGTTCTTCCGGTTCTTTACGGATCGTGTGAAGTGGGCTTATCACCCCCTGTGAAGTGGGCTTCACACCTGACTTCACACCCGATGCCTTGCGCTGGCGGGCCGCTTCCTTCGCTTTTTCGATGGCAACGCGGGCATCTCTGGCATACTGGCGGCGCAGGACAATCAACTCATGGATGGTTGTTTTGCGTTCCTTTGCCAGCCATTTCAGCGCTTTGCGAAGCTCAGACAGCGGCATGTTAACCGTCGGGATGTAATGGTGGCTTCCGTGCGAACGAGGAAACACCATGAGTTCGGTTGTCATTGCGAGTGCCTGAATGCGCGTGATCATCGCCCGGCGCGAAATGCCGCCCATCGCTTCCGCCATCGTTGCCATGCCTGCCCATGCCACGCCCTCACGATTGCAGTTGTTTGCAATCACCACGAGTGTCAGCCTGTCAGACCCCTGTTGTTTTGAATGATCGAGCACACGCCCGATTGCTTGAACTGCCATTACCGTTACTCCGTTGCGGGGATGTTCCCGTATTCCTGTTTCAATGCTTCGATGTCTTCCGGTGAGAGTGCAAACCATTCGCCATCAACGCGTCTGTCTGAGAAGCGCGCGTGTAAACCTTTTTCAAGTTCTCGGCAGTTGTCAGACCTGATCAACAATTCGTATTCCACGCGAAACGGCAACTTCACCGAAAATGTCTTCATGCGGCTATCTGGTGATTTAGTACGACCAATCTTGTAGTGCCCCGACTCGGCCCTGAGTACGTAAACAAAGCCTGAGAGGTCAATGGTGCGCTTTGATATGTCTTTTTCTGGAAAGATTCCATTGAGGGCGTTAAGGATTTCAGTTGGTTGATCAGACTCGTCTATATAACCAAGCCGTATTCCTTCCTTCATCATCTCAACTAACTTCATCAACTCGTGCTTCTTGTCTATTGAACTATGCTCAATGCGGTGCGTTGATTCGTGCCATAATCGTGCTGTCGCTGCCCCATATGGATACATCGCTACGGCCTGCTTGAGCGCGTCAACAAACAATGGGTTATCGAAGTCGGCGTCGGCGCAATCGAACGCGACTTCACCGCCAACCCAGAGATGCATATATATACGAAAGCCATTAATAGTGCGTGACCAGCTTGATGCCATTTCCCATTACTCCCGGCGCGGTTGCCCGCTTTAGTCGATTACCTCTCGCACGGTGATCCGGATGTTGCGCTTCAGGAGTTCACGCCAGAGTCCGCGCAACTTCCGAAGCGTATCCCACCCTATCCCCGCTTCATTAAATAGCACCACGCCTAACTTCTCCGGCCTCTGCCCGTTTGCATGCTTGTGCAGCCAGTTGCGGCTGTAGCGATAGACCGCCGCGCTGGTAAGTTCGCGATCTTCCTCGACTATCTCCTGCACAAACTCGTTATAAGCCTCGGTGGGCAGGCTGGCGACGGTTTGCCAGCGGTGTGCCTGCCCATAGTCAATGCCGATGTCTTCGTAGGTTGCTGGCCCGTCTTCCTCGAAACCCCTTTCATCGTGTAAGGGGTTTCCCGGCGGTCTCCCGCCGGGGTGTTTGGGCATATCCTTAAGCAGCTCACCTAAGCGGCGCTCGGCATCGATACGGCACTTTGCGGCGGCATTCTGAATATCACGCGCCAGATCGGCTTTGCGGGTCATGAAGCGCAGCGCTTCGGCGACCTCGCGTAAGTGCAGTGCCGCCGCGATGTCTTCAGTTTCGCCCAGTGCCTGATCAATAAGCGCCAGCCTGTCCAGTACGTATTCAGGCGTTGCCATCGATACGGACGGTCTGACGGCGATAGCGGTGTCACTCATATCAGCCACGTCCATCCCGTCACCGCCCCGATGAGAATCCATACCAGCCCGGCAAACACCAGCATCAGCAGCCCTACGGCGATAGCGGTGCTCATGGGCGGGGCTCCTGCGCTGTAAGCCTGTCGCGGCGCACAACTTCAGCGCCCAGAGACTCGAGTAGCTTTGCTATACAATCGCACTCCCAAACTACAGAGTCGCGTACGGCTTCACGCGCGCCCTCAACAAAAACAATGCGAGATGTGTGGTACAGGATGTTGAGTCCACCGTGCTCATTGCGCTCGTTCACCCCGTAGTGAAACCCGTCAATGTCTTCGAAGGCATTGACGATCAGTTTGCGCTTCTCACTCACTCCGACCTCCCATCAACGCGCAGCGCATCCGCCAGTCCGTAAATACGCTCGTTCACTTCCGCCGCACCGATGCGCTTGAGGCGCGCGATCCACACGGCGTTGTCAGCCTGCACCGCGATCCGCAGATTGCCGAGCAGGAAGCGGCGCAGTGGTACGCCGTCCATTTCTTCGGCGGTCAAATGACCGTCAGCGGGGTTAGTGGTCATTGGCGGCGTCCTTTGGACAGTTCTTTTCCAGAACGCCAATCATCCAGACCTTGTCGTCCTCGGTGATGTAACGCAGGTTTTCATAGCGCTTCACCTTGTCCTGGTTGTATTCATAAAACGCTGCGTGTCCGCTCTTGAGCAGGTCCAGAAGCGCACACTCAATGGCGGCAATGGCGTACCTGGGCAGTTGCAATTCACGATCCCGGTCGTAGAGAAAATCAAAACCCGGTCCCCATGTACCGCGCTCGTAGCCGACACGATAACCAGAGCGGTTCCACACACTCATACTCACGGTAAGCCACCAGTGCCCGGTGCTGCTTACATTGATTCCGGCGGCAATACGAAACTCGCGATACTTGCGTCCCGGTTTCGCAGGGACTTCCTCTTCCCATTCGGGGTCAGGGGCGCGCAAAGATTGGTTGTATTCAAGCTGTCCCATCATTCATCACTCCATAGCCCGGCACTGCGTCTCCACAGCGCCGGGCGCTATCGTCGGTGGGGTCAGGCGGCGGGCTTCTCAGCGGCGGGCGCGTCGATGTACGGCTCCAGTGTGCCCCACGCATCGGCGGGTGTGACCTTGAGGTACAGTTCCTCGGTGCTCACCGCGTCGAACAATTCCAGCGTGCCCTTGACGCCGAACCCGGCCTGCTCTGCCAGTTCCCAGAAGCGGGCTACGGTAATCTCGTCCCAGATAAACCGGGATGGGCCTCGCCCTGCGCTGGCCTTTGCCTGTGCCGCCGCCTCTAGCTTTTCCTGTGCCGACTTCTTATCGCCGGGGTAATCCTTGACCGTCTCAACACCGAGGGCGGCGTGTGCCTCAGCCTCGGTGAGGTTCAGCTTGTTCTTGACCCATGTCCAGAACGTCTTCCAGTCCTGTGTTTCGGTCCAGTGTGCCTCTGGCGCGTTCTGTGGTGCGCTAGACGCCCCGTTTTCGCGGATTACCACACCCTCCTCGGCATACTGAGGCGCGGGGCGGTAATCGGCGGAAAACTCGGGCAGGTCTTCCACGTCCTGCGTGAAGAAATCCGAAGCACCAACCGCCACCAGTGTCGCGGCAATCAGGGCGCGCTTCTGAGCCATCTTGTCTATCGTGTTGATGACCTCGGCAATATCGGGGTTATCTACCTGCCCCGCCTGCTGCCCTTCGATGCGGGTATCACCGTCATTGAACTTGGCCTTACAGCCGCCCTTTTTCTCAAAGCACAGCCAGCCGCCGCCGTACTCTGCCTTGCCTTTGATGATCGCGTTCTTGCCGCAGTTGGGGCAGACGCGCTCGGCATTGCGATAACGGTACTTCTTTTCCCATGAGGAGCACGAGCCGATGCCCGTACCGACCGTAAAGCGCCCGTCGCGGCTCTTGAGGACACAGCGATAGCGGTACTGGAAGAACGGCACTTTGCCCGGCTCGGTCAAGCCGCTGAACAGGGTTTCCAGATTCGGCTCGTTCAGGGTTTCGAAGTCGGGGTACAGCATGAAGGCGGTGCTCAGTACTTCCGCGCCCGGCTTCAACAGCGTCGGCTTAT